ACTAAACTAGCCATGGGATTTCTCCTTTTCAAAAAATTATAAATCTAAAACTTCACTTTACAATTCACAGCATCGAAATGTTGTTTGTTTGTGTTGTAATTCAGAGGTATTTATAAAAAAGGACGTTTTTTAGGTCGAGACCCTACACTTTTCGTTCAGTGATGTCAATTTGCCCATAGATAGTTTTGAATGGTTGTGGTTGTCCAAATTCATCTACTTCAAGTAAATCAAATCCTGCCAAATCTCCAAGAGTAAGTCTAATTTTTCTTACTAACTCGTCTTTAATCGCCATAGGTGGAGATAACCAGATAGGAATGAAGAAATTGAATGACCAAGTTAGGATTCGTTTCTCAGTTCCAGATGGATAGTTTTCTTCGTTATTGATTCCTTGAAGTTCTACATAAGTAAGTCGAGTCCAATCAAACGGTTTATCATTTGTTTGTATTTGAAGGATTGGGTCAAACAAGATTAGAATCTGTTCAAGAATTTGGTGCATCTGTAGAGTGTTAGATGCGTATACCGAAAGTTCAATCATCATATTGTAAGGAATAGGCATGATTCGGGTAACTGACCGTAAATCATCAGGATACACCCCACCCGTAGGCATGAACACTTTAACTCGTTCCTGACCAACACCCTTGCGACGTTCTGGTGCCATTTCTAATCCCGACATCCAAGCTGACATAGCAGGAATAGGAAATAATCGATTCTGGGTATTACCTCCAGCAATAGCAGCAACTACCCGATCCCGGCTGCCAACAACAGTAGGAACAGATAACTCTTCAATCTCGCCAGTCTCTCCTTTACCGGTCTTAACGGTTAAACCAGAAAAAACTGCACAAAACTGTTTGAGAAATGACCGGAGTTGTTCGTCGTAATAATAATTAGTGATTGCCATTTAGTTCTTAATGTACCTATCTGTTGAGAGTGTTAATTTAGGGTTTTGCAATTTGCCCGCTGGATCGTAAATATTACCTTTACTATCTTCTGCCCAAAAATGTGGAACAAGATGCCAATCTTCGTTATACTTCGAACGTTCAATCCACTGTTTTCTATCGGTAGCGGAATTCCAACTTAACCCTGATTTCAAAAACTCATCTCGCATTTCATGAGTAAAATCTGCTTTATCATGAACTACTTCATCTATTTTCAAATGACCTTTAACACGGGTTAAGGTTATTCCTTGTTTTTTTGCCCAACTTATCATATCTAGTGTACATAGACCACAGTTATCACGGATTTTCCAGAATGCTTTATCTCTATCTGAAGAATCAGATAAAAATTTACTCGTTAAATCAGTATCTAAAATTTCACTTAATTTCATTTTCAACCCTTGAGTGATTGAGTTCCTTCAAGGAACACTTTGCGAACAGATTTTTTATGTGATGAACTTTCCATTCGACGGTCAGTTTCACAGTACAACCAACGCATCTTAATGCCGTTGAACTTATAGAGACGTGATGGAATACCCGTGTCTGGTGGATAGTTCAACCGGAAATAATCTCCGTCATGCGCAGTTGCCACATCTGGCAAATGGTCATAACCTTCTGTATATGGTTTGCCTTCTGGTGGAAGACCATCTTCGAGATACTGGTCGTGATTGTCATAAATCTCAGGAGCGAGTGGTCCAAGAAGAGCATTACCAGTCGCAATAGTCGATGAATCTTGGCCTTGTTCTGGAGATTCATCATGCGTTGTTTCAGCATTTTCTTCAGTTGTAATGTGTCCAAGAGTCTCGATTTGCTTATCAAACTGGTCAAAGAATGTTTGATCAGAAGATTTTGATAGATACGAATCGACTGTACCGAGAATATCTCGGTTTTCTTGCGCTGGGATAAGCTGGGATGCTTGGAATCGCCACAGGATAGGTCTCCAGCCTGGTGTATAACCTTCAGATGACCAGCCGGTATCTGTTACTTCTAGAAACTTTTTGACTGGTTTCATATTGTGGTCCCATTGCATTTCAGATGGGACCTCAAGAATATCTCCGACTAAGACTGGACGACCAAGGACTTCAACCATCCTGGCAAATGATACAGTGAAAACATACTGATCAAGAATAGACATACCAAACTTACCAAGGTCCCCAAGACTATCAAATGGAGTGTATTGAGCGCGGAGTTGAAGTGAGCAGTTAGCATAATCTCTATCCCTATTCTCTTGAAAGAAAAAATCTTGAACGTTGTCAATGTTTGTTTGTTGATAATCCATCATTTGAAGTTCATCTACTTCCCATGGCTGGGTTGGGTCAGCAGAACCGTTGAACAATACAGGAACGATTCTCCAATATGCAGCAGGTACAGATGATTGGAATGAAATAGATTCTAGATTGGCAGTGTCAGGAACGTTCTGAATGCCTGCACGGTGCCAATGTAGTTCTGTCTCAAACATGAACATATCACCAATGGCAAATGGAATTGAACCAGAACGAACATTAAAAGATACTGCCATGTGATTAAATCGTGAAGAAACCGATGCAGTACCGAGTGGTCCAACTCCAGAATGAATAACAGAAAACTGAGTTGGTGATGTTGCTATTAAAGTTATGACTCCAGGAACTCCCCAATATCCAGGAATCACATTAGAAAGTTCTCCATTTCCAGTGCCGAGATAATCTGGATGAGTAGCATGAAGTGAACCATCTGCCCAATCAAGTCTAATCCGAGTAACCCGGCGGAGCGGGTTTGCGGATTGTTTTATCATGATAGTAGAAATATTTTGAGTTTCGAATTGCGGGCGGCCGTAACGTGACACACCCGTAGAGGTTTTCTTAATCCCAAAATAATATCCGAGATACGCAGGAGCAGAAAGAACGTCAGCACCGAGCACCGAACTTCTCCATATAGTACCAATTGACGTATCAAATGCTGAACCTATGTTTGACCCAGCTGCAGTTCCTGAAGAGATAGGATAACCAGTACCAGTAAGGTCTATCAATTTTCCTTGCTCATGAACACCGAGCAATTTGAACACATTGATTCCAACGCCAGCGATTTCAAGTGCTTCAGCAGCGACTTTCTCAGCGTATGTCGAGTCGTTTTTACCGCAGTCTGAATCGTCTTGCAAGCGCATACCTGGTGTGCATAACGCTGGCGGAGTATAGGTGGTTACAGGAACTTCATTTGGGTTGTTGCAATCTGCCATTCTATATTATCCCATTACAAACGAACAGTTACCAAACTGAGTACCACCATTTCCTACTTCATAATCTGAAATCTGTCTAAGTGCTTCAACCTGCATTTCTGATGAGATACCAAATAGTTCTGAACCATTCAATGTGACCCCGCCGCCGGCACCTGGAAGATTACCAAACTTTGAACGAATGAATCCAAGTTGTTCAACTGCTTCTGAATGTGCCCAATGCTGTAACCATTGTTTTGCCCAACGGTCGGTCAAAAGGTCTTGGTCGGTACGTTCCATTGAACATTCAAGAATCACTTTTTCAGGTCTTGTAATCTGACGAAGAATTTGAAGTTGTCTCGTGGATTCGTTCCAAACAAAAGATAAATCACCAGCAAAAATACGTTGATATTCTTCAGCAAGGCATGCCATCATGTGAATGGATAGAATGTCAAATCCGCCGCCGGTGTACATCTGTTGGAAAAATGCTTGAGCATATACTGACATTTCGCCAGTGATGGAGTTCATTCCCATTGAGTTTACACGGTGAATCTTGATTACGTTCACCACACGATTTGACCCGATTCGTGGGTCATTCAAATAGTATTTTACTTGACCAGGTTTGAGTTCAAAGATAACATATTGCATGTTGTATGCGTTATCTGCGCGGCGTCTAAACTCATCCAATGCGTTATCTATCGCCACGTTATATGCGGACTCACTTAGTTCAACGCAGATGGCAGGATATCCGAGTTGTATTTTTAAGATGTCAATCAACCTTGCACGCTCATCGTAAGAACCATCTGTTCCAATTCCAATCTTTTCAACCATGGGAGAGTCTTGTTCAGCGGTATCAGCACGCTTCCAAAATGTTCCATCGTAAATGAACAATTTACGAACAGTGGTGTCATAATAAAAATCGCCGGCAACAAGTGGTGGAACAGAAGTTGCAGTTGGGTATTGGTCGGCATTACCTGTTTCAATTGGTTTAGTTGATGCGTTTATCCATACGCTGCCTGTCCACATCTGTACGTGTCCAGTAGTGAGATTATAGTAAGTCTCACCAAGAGTCGGTGTTGCGGGTGGGAGTTCGGCAGTTGGGATAGAACCTGGAAAAGTTGTAGGTACTGAATTACCATCGTTTTCTACTAGAATATAACCGTAGATTGGAGACATTGAATATTCGAAAGTGTTAGAAACACCAAAAGCAAACACGTGCCATTCTTCAAGAGGGTCTACATTAGTTATAGTGACTGAACCTTTCAATGGTAAGGTTTGACCAATTATTTTATTTGACGAATACACGACAAACGCATCACCAAGTCTACTAGCAGCGAATGAAGTTAAATCTACTCCTGCTAAATACCGTTGACCTTGTGAAGGAGACATAGACGAGTCATATGGTTTATTTGCCATAGAAATCAGAAGACCATCAATAGTTCCGGCATCGGCTGGAATATCCCAAGAGATAACCATAGTACCGGGAGTAGTAACTGTTTGACTTAGAATTATTTTTCTAGTGTCGGCGATTAGGGTCATTGAAGTTCGAGTATCGACCATTTTTTATCCTTTGACAATTTGATATGATATTTATAGTTTTAGTAAGAATAAATATTCAAAACGATAAAAAGAGGATAAAAATATATGGAACGAATCTTTCACTGTTTTGGACCAAACCAAAC